TGAGAACGGACAAGTTACTAATGTTGTTATGATAGATCCTGGTTCTGGTTATCTTGGTCCTGCCGTAGTAACAACTCCTTGCGAAACAACTCCAGTAACTGAAAATGGATCAGAAATCTTTGGAACAATTGCAGATGTAATTGTAGTTGAACCTGGATTTGGTTATACTAATTCGGATATAATTGTAGATTCTTCTTGTCCAAATGATGTGTCCTTATCACCAGTAGTGGATGAAGATGGTAGAGTTGTTGGAATTAATATTATTAATCCCGGATCTTCTATTAATGTATTCCCAGAATTGCAAATAAATAGTGAGAATGGACAAGGTGCTGTTTTATTACCAGTCCTCAATTTCAAAAATGACATTTCATATGTTGAAACTGACCCTCAAAAAGTTCAAAAAGTAGTATATTGTGCAGAAGATCATGAGTAATAAAGGATTTGTATTTAATGATCCAGAATTTGGGACAATTTATATTGGCAAAGATGCAGCAAATCGTAAAAGACAAATTCAAATTAGTTCAGCATCTGGTGCTACAGTAAAATTATTTGAGAATGGTGGATTTGAAATTCAAAGTCAAAAGCCATCAAAAAAGGATAGTTATGCAGATCATATTATAAGTCGTCAAAGTGAAGGATTAAAAATAGTATCTGAAAATGGTGGAGATATTGATATACGCACAGATGGAAAATTTACTGTAAAGGCAAGTGAAATTGCCCTTGAGGCAACAAGTCAAAAAAGTGATTTTATTATTAAATCAAATTCAAATATAAGAATTGATTCTGGGGATACTTTAAAAATGACAGGTGCCAATGTTGGAATTGGTGCAAGAAATAAAATGGTATTACGTTCAGTTGGTGGAATATATCAGTCAAATACAGTAATGATTTCCACGAATGCTTCTTTAATTCCAACAAGTTTGAAAGATTTATTTGATAAAATAGTAGAAAATTTACTCTTCGATTTGGTATAAAATGTCATACATAGATCACTTACAATCTGGAAGCATTCAAGTTGGAGATGCTTTAACTCCTCCTTTAGCATCTTTGGAAGTTTGGCAAAGTTTAGATGCAACTAAACCATTTGCATTTCAATCTCTTGGAATCAATAACCTTGTGGGATTAACAAATCAACTTGGACTATATTATAGAGAAGGATTGGAACTTGGAATAGGAGCAGATGTTCAATTTGGAGTTGATACAACTATTGGGTTTATAACTGATATTGGATATACTTGTGAAGTAGGAGGTCACATTGAAGCAATTCCTTCTGCTTTTATGGCAGTTCCATTTAATCCAAATGCAGCAATTCTTCATGATTTTTATGGAGCATTTAGAGTAAATGGAGCACCAGTTCTTACATCTGATGTGAGATTGAAGAAAAATATTATACCTTTAACAAATTGTTTAGATAAGGTTCTTCAACTTCAAGGAGTTGAATATGATAGAATTGATTATGAGGGACACGAATTAGGATTGATTGCTCAAGAAGTAGAAAAAGTTATACCTCAAGTTATTCATGACAGTGAGTATAAATCTATAGCATATACCAGTTTAATTCCAGTATTGATTGAGGCAATTAAGGAACAGCAGCATCAAATAGAGGATCTGAAAGAGACAGTCGAAAAACTGTCCACTCCTTGCCCCAAATGCTCTGGTCTGTGCTATGATGTATAGGTAAACAAGATTTCTACTAACCTATGATTATCACCAGGGACCAACTTCAAGACCTCAATGAACTTCAAGATGATATTGCGTCTCATTACACAGATTCCAATTTTGTCAGTGGGGAAACTTATTGGACTTGTGTGAGTGCATATGCAGAGGCAAAACTTGCTGAACTTCGTGGTGAATTGGAGTATGAGGGTTGATATTTTTTTAGAAAAATTGCTGCAATGAGGTATTTTTTAGAATATTTAAGATAGCAGTACTATCTGCAATTTGAGAATTTATTTGTACTATTGATTGATTATATCCAAGTTGTTCTAATTGATATTTTACTCTTGCTGCTTTTAATGAATTTACATTTGAAATATAAGAATCTCTTTGAATTGCTAATGTATTAATTTGTGATAATTTAGCATTAATTGCAGCAGAAGCAATTCCACAAACTCCTATATTACTATCAAATTCAAAGTATGTTCCAATTGCAACTTGTGAAATAAAGTTTTGAGTTCCAATTCCAAGATTTCCTGTTGTAATTGTTCCGGTAGAAGTTCCAAAAACATTTGGGAATGTGAAGTTATAAGTTCTGTAACTTACTACATCAGCATATACAGTTGTAATTCCTGCTGGAGATGCAGGACAACCATTAAAATTTGCTTGAGTAGCAATTCCTACAATATCTTGATATAAAAAATATATACTTGAATTGATACCTACAATCTGATTGTCTAGTCCACTTATAGGAACATTGAAATTTGCAAGATTTTCTGTTACACCATAAATTTTAACAATTTGTGTTCCAGTATTAATTTCATATCCTGCTATTGTATTATTAATTTGAACTAATTGTGTTTGATCTTGTATTATTTTCTTTTCATATAAATCAATAAGTGCTTCTGTTTGAGTGCTGATTGCCATAACTAAAAAATATTAATAAACATATTTATTGATAAATAAGACAGAAGAAATTATAGTAAAGATAAGATGCCTTTAGCTAGATTAGATAATTTATTAAAAAATCTCAATGGCAATATTCTGTATGTTGATCCTGGTCAGCTAGATTCTACAGATTCTATTGAGAATAAGGGCAATTCTGCATTAAGACCTTTCAAAACAATTCAAAGGGCACTTCTTGAGGCAGTTAGATTTTCATATGTTCAAGGATCAAATAATGATTTGTTTGATCAGACTACAATTTTAATTTCTCCAGGAACTCATTATATTGATAATCGTCCTGGATACTATGTTGATAGTGATGGTGTAACAACTAAAAAATATAATGGATCTGTTGCTACAATTAGTCAACTTTCAATAGAAAGTAATTTCAATTTAAATGATTCTGACAATAGTTTATACATCTATAACAGTGCAGATGGTGGAGTTATTGTTCCCAAAGGTGTATCAATTGTTGCAAATGATCTTAGAAAGACAAAAATAAGACCAAAATATATTCCAGATCCTACAAATACTGAGGTTAATTCTTCTGCTATTTTTAGATTAACTGGATCTTGTTATCTTTATGGATTCACAATCTTTGATGGAAATCCAGTTGGAAATGTATATAATAATCCAGGATCCGAAACTGTAACAGTTGTTCCTAATTATTCTCACCATAAATTAACTGCATTTGAATATGCAGATGGAAAAAATAAGTATGTCAAAAATGGTGTAACTTTAACTAAAACTGATCTTGAAATGTATTATTACAAGATCAGTAAAGGATATGGTGATTTTGCTGGATATCCTGTTATTATTGATGGATATAATGATCTTCAGCAAAATTCTGAAGAAAATAAAATTGTTGGAGATTTAGGATTAGGTTCTATTCGAATTTCAAATCTCATTGCTGGAGATGGAATTTCAAATGCAACAAATATTGTTACTGTAACAACTGCATCAGGTCATGGATTATCCCCACTTTCATCAATTTTAATATCTGGAGTTGGTAATAATTCTCAACAAAGATTAGAATATAACGGGTCATTTTCTGTTGCTCAAATTATAAGTTCAACCCAATTTACTTATCGTTTAACTGATATTCCTCAATCTACTCTTGCACCATATGTTGATACAACTTCAAAAGTAACCACAGTTTCTGATACTGTTTCATCATCTTCACCTTACGTTTTTAACTGTAGTTTGAAGTCGGTTTATGGAATGAATGGACTTCATGCTGATGGATCTAAGGCAACTGGATTCAAGAGCATGGTTACCGCACAATTTACTGGAATTTCTTTACAAAAAGATGATCGTGCGTTTGTAACTTATAGTGATACAACTGGAACATATCTTGAACAAAGTGGAACTACAAACTTCTTGCATCAAGAATCAAAGGCAATATGTAAACCCTCTTGGGAGAGTGTTCATATTAAAGCATCAAATGATGCTTTTATTCAATGTGTTTCAATTTTTGCAATTGGATATTCAAAGCAATTTGTTGCGGATAATGGAGGAGATCAAAGTATTACTAATTCAAATAGTAACTTTGGTTCAATTGCACTTGCCTCTAAAGGATTTAAAGATTATACCTTAAGTAAGGATAATCATGCATTCATTACTCATATTATTCCTCCAAAAGAGATATCCAATTCTGAGAATGATATTAATTGTCTTGCAATTGATGGCACAAATACTGCATCTAGAGCAAGTTCAAATTCAAATACTAGAATATATTTAAAAAATTATAACAATTTACTTGTTCCTCCATCTGGAAAGTTTAGAGGATTTTCAGTTGGTGGTAGGCAAAATGATAAAATATATTTTAAATCAGGAGCATCAGAATATAATGCAACAATAACTCCAAATTATAAATTTGAAGTTCCTATTAGTAGTTCACAAGCAATATCTACAACTGATACTCTTACATTAACTCAAAGTCAAACTGTTGGCAGTCCAACAGGAATTAATGCATCTCAGGCAGTTCGAATTGTTTCAAATAATGCAATATTGCCAGATGGATTAGAACCTAATAGAATTTATTATATTCATAATAGTTTAACTTCTACTACAATAAAATTATCTGAAAATATTTTTAATAGTACTTCAACCACCGGATATTTAAATATCAAAAGTGAACAAGGTTTACCCTCTCAAAATCTTAAATTAGTAAGTAAAGTTTCTGACAGAAATCCAGGAGATGTTGCTCATCCAATTCAATTTGATGCTACAAATAATCAGTGGTACTTATCAATTGAATCAAATTCAGCATTTATTGCAGCACTTTCTGGAACTACTGATCCTGTATTTTATATTAAGAGAAAAATTGATACAAGAAATTTAGATGATAAACTTTATAGAGCAAGAATTGTAATTCCAAAAACTTCTTCAGGTGCATCTGATCTAAATGTAGGATACATCATTGAAAGATCTTCTACTGAAATGAGTTCTAATTATACTCTGACTTCAAATAGTATAAGTTCATTAGAAGATGCTAGAAATACAAATCAAATTGTAGATGCTTGGACTACTGTTTCTGGTGGAATAAGAACTTCTCATATAATTACAAAGAATTCACATGGATTAAAAGTAGGAAATAAAATCAATATTTTAAACTTAAAAAGTTCAAATGAACTAAATCCAGTTGGATTAGGAACAGGAACAGGATATAATGGTTCTTTTGTAGTTTCTTCTGTTGTTAGTGATTTATATTTTACTTATGTAATTAAATATAATCCTGGAACAATTAAAACTCTAACTCAAACAAGTTACTTAACTTGGATGAACGAAAGAAATTGTGCGTCTTCAACTTATAGAGTTCCACCTTATACTACTGATAGTGATTCTGCAGTTAGAGTAAATCTTCCATATTTCACTTGTCAGCAATTGAATAATGATTATCAATTATATAAAGTTAATACTATTCAACCTTATTCAGAAGGATCTTCTGATGGAATTTATCATGTAACTTTAAATCCTTATAAAAATATTCCTACAGTTTCTCCATTTAATGTAGAAGATGTAAAATTATCTCAAAGTGTAGAATATTTGTATCCAACTATTGATTTAGATAATCCCAATTCTGATCCATATCCAACAAAAACTGTTGCATCAAGAAAGTTAATTGGTAAAGTTGATATTAATAATATTGAAAATAGTGTTACCAAAGAATCTACTTCTCAATTTATTAAAGATTTTAATGCAGGATTTGAAGTTTCTCAAATATCAAAAGTAGGATCTAATTGTATTAT